AACCGTGTCTTTGTTATCCTTCATCCATTTCTTTGCATCCTTGATTTTCTGAATCAAAGATTCCAGTTTCGGAACGGCTGCCGACACCATTTTGGCAACAGCATTTTTGATGGCTGTCAGAATCGGTTCGCCAACGCGCCCCAGTTCTGCAAACGCATCCGTCAGACGCTCCTGCGCTTTCCGGGCTTCAATGACATCCTTGTTGGTTGTCTTGTATTGTTCGCCTGCTGCGCTGTATGTGTCTTTCAGCGTCTTCATGATCAGGTCTTGTCGTTCTTCTTCCGTTGAACACTTGGCAAGCTGATCGTTGAAATCCTCAACCGTGATTCCGCTCCATTCCAGCGCATCTGCCAAACTGCCCTGTACTTCGCCAAGGGATGCTGTATGATTGACGGCTTCAAACAGGCCTTCCAGCGGAAGCGATTGCCCGAACGTAGCAAAGATGCCCGTGCCTATATGCGTAAGCTCGTTCATCTCTTTCTCGTTGTCTGCAATCAGCGCAATGTGCTGCGCCGCTTCCACAGCCTGTTCCGTATCACCAAGCACGGCATTCAGTTCAGAATACGTCTTTTTAGCTTCACCTGACGTATGACCTGACGCTTTAAATGCAGCGTCCAGCAAGCCCATCTCGGAACGATATTCCCGGCTGCCTTCGATGGCGGCAAGCCATGCACCGCCAAGAGCTACACCCGCTCCCACAACCATTTTGCCAAGACCAATGGCGGCAGTTCCGATACCGGAAAAGGCGTTTTCTGTTCTGCCGCTGGTGTCCTCTGCTCTGGATGCCGTTTCGTCAAGCGCCCGGTTTGCTTGCTCGTTTTGTATGGCGATTTCGCCGAAGATTTGAAAGATGCTCTGCATCCTGTAACCCTCCCTTTTTGGGGAAAGGCCTATCATTCCACTGGTTTAAAACTATCCAGAATGCTTTGGGTTTCAGAAACGATGTTTGCAACATCTTCCTCTGCTGGTGCTGCCCTGCCTTCCAGACCTTCCACGAAATCATTGAACGATTTGTCAAACACCCTGTGAAGCCAAACGTCCCACAAGGTCTTTTCTTTGTTTTCCTCATTGTGCATGCGGATGATTTCATCAACGAATTCACACATGCGCCTTGTCTGAATCATGCCGTTCAGGATGGGTGTCGGATTTGCGTACCGTTTGTACAGCAGGTCAATGAAACGTATGTCGTTTACTTGAACAATCCGACAACACGCTGAAAAAAATCGTTGAAGCTCGGATGCTTGAAAACATCCATGACCATACTGAAGAAGTCACCCATGGGCATACTGGCAATCTCTTTTTCCTTCATACCGGACAGAGACGCAAGGAACTGGTAAAGCTCCGTCTTGCAATCGGGCAAACGCTCCACAACCACACCGGCAATGCTCATGATCACCTGAAGGCCTACAGCAGCAGCCAGTTCGTTTTCCACGCCGTTTTCTGGATCTTGCATTGCCTTCTTTACATCAACAGCCGCAAAGCAGTTTTTAAACTCCTTCACACCAATCTTGTTGACGATCTTCAGCACCACAAACAGGTCATCGGCATTCATTTCGCGCAAGGTATATGTATTGTCCATTTTGTCCTCTCCTTAAAAGATCAGGGCAGGAGCATAAGCCCCCGCCCTTTTGTTTTTGTTAAGCAGCCGTTTCGGTCGGATAGTAGATATGCCAAGGAAGCGTATCAGCTTCAGGCGTAAGATCCGCGAAGCACTCAAACGTGAACTTCGGAATCGCAGCTTCCTTGTTCTTGCCTTCCAGTTCAAGGCCGCTGGTGCAAAGCGCATTATCAAAGATGATAATGATGGGCTTGCCTTCAACGGTCTTGCCGACATAGGCCATATGTTCCAGATAGTCACCTTCTTCGATGACCGCACGGGAGGTCATTTCCGTGTAGCCAGTTGCCGTTTCACTGGCTTTGACGTTTGCAATCAGCGCCATGTTGAGGATTTCGGGCTTCAGTTCAATGGGATTGATTTCAAGCGTGGCAGTTTCGCCAGTCTTGACCGTCAGACCCTTCACCTTGACAAGCGCACCGTCAACAGGCACGTCATACAGTTCAGGAACAATAGACAGCTTGGAGCCGCCAGAAGTCGCGCACAGCAGAGATTCTGCAAAGTTCCAAGCCCCTTCCGCAAACTTCAGGCCTTTGTGAACCGTGCCAGCGCCAAGCATGATCGTCTTGGGCGTGTTGGCAGTAATACCAGAGGACTTGAATTCGCTGCCGATAGTATCAGCCATGTCAATTCACCTTCCATTCTTGAATGTTCAGATTGATTTTGATGCTTTTCAGTTCAGCATCTCCCGTTGCAACAGGCGATGCAGATTCATAAAAAACAGCAATCCCGGAACCATCGTCCAGAATTGCCGTCTTTGCCACATTGGCTTCGATTTTTGCTTTTGCCTGTTCAAGCAAAATCCAGTTTTGCCGGGTGAATCCGCGCAGGATAAACGTCGTTTCCTGAAAGCCGTTTTCTTCCTTCGTCAGCGATGGGCTTTCGATGTATTCACCGACAAAGTAATAATCAGGAGGAGCGCCGCTGTTCCAGCGCATGAATTCATAAGGGATGCCCATTTCGCCCATCAGATTCCTGATGTACGCAAGCGCCGAAATGCTCATGCTCACAGTCCTTTCAGTTTGGTTTCAAGGTCAGCAATGGCCTTGGGTTTGACTTTGGTAAATGCTTTTTCAAGCGTAAAATGTGCCGGTCTACCATTTGTGGCATGCACACTCGGATCACTTGCGGCAATCGCTTTGGCTTCCGCTTCAGTCAGCTGTTCACCACCGTTGCCTTGGTAGCCGTCCTTGTACACCCACCAGCCTTTGCGGCCATCACCGTGAACCGCATACTCACCTGTTCCGTATTCTTCCCAGTAACCACTTTCCAACGGCGTTCCGATCTTTGCTTCACCACCACCAGCATTCACATCTGCACGATAGGAGCCGCGCAACTGGGTTCCTGCTTCACCATCAAGAGCCACGTTATCTTTCGCTTGTGATGCGATTTCGTTCGCCCATTCGTAAAGCCATGCAATCGTCTTTTCGTTGATTTGTGCTTTTACTTTAATGCTGTTGTCGATGAATTGTACAGCCATCAAATCCCCCCTGTATATTTCAGGTAGATTTCCAGCTGCCGGTTAAGTTCCATCGGGTTGTCAATGAGCATGATGTCATAGGTCTTGCCGTTGATGGTCATGCGGCTGTTTTCAGCCTGTATGCCTTCAGCAATCGGCACATAGTCAGCAACAAACACATGCGTGCTTTCCTGCACCTTTGCAGCATATGCGGTATATCGCGAATCACCGCTTGCAAGGTCAAGCCAGCCGCGAATGGTCTGCACGTCCTTCCATTCCATCACGATTTCGCCAATGCTGTTGCGCACAGGGTTGCCGTGTTCATCCTTCGAAAACTGCTTCGTCTGAATGATGCCTTTGATGTTGCCGCCAATCATACGCTCACACCCTGTCCAAATCTGGCACGTCTGTACGGCTTCAGGAAGCCCAGCAGAGCCTTCGGATATCCCATGCTGGAATTATCGCCAGTCATGTCGAAATACGTCACAGAATGCCTTGAAATGCTTTCAGAAGCCACGCCAACTTTGTCACGGTTGTTCAGTTCCCACTTCATCAGGTTGATCACGCCCATTTTCACATCCATGGGATACGCTCCATTGTTCTTTGCAAGAACACGGACGAAATTGTTGTTCGTGTATCCGTGGATGGAAAGTTCAAGCGCCTGAAGCATAGCCTCAAGCGCCTGATCTTCCAACGCCGTATCAACATGCTGTTTCAATTCTTCAACAGTAATAATCATACGGCTTCAGTCCCTTCGTTACGCCTTGAACTTCGCCAGAACGACCTTGGCAGTGTTGGACAGAGCAACAGCATAGTGCTTGTCAACGGAAATGTCAGTCTTGCGAGACAGGGAAACACGGTCGGTTTCAACGTTGGTGTCGCGCTTCAGATAGATGGTCAGAGCGGCGGCATCTTCTTCAGTCTCGGCATCGTTGTTCAGCTTGACGATAGGGCAGGCATAAACGCCTTCAGCCAGCGGCACCTTCTTGGAAGGCACAACACGGCAGTTGGCGATCCTGCCGATCTCGCCAGTCATCACAACATCGCCAGTGTACTTGTCGGCGCTGATGAAATCGGCATCCTTGCGAAGCTGGGTGACCTGCTTGGGATGGACGAAGATAACCTTTTCAGTGTTGACTTCCTCATCGAACAGATCAATGGCATCCACAACGCCAGTGTACTTGATGACGGCAGCAGAGCCATCATAAACGAGCTGCGCACCCTGAAGGGCGGTCATGGCATCGCTGTCAACCTTGGAAGCGATAGCCTTGGCAAGCTGGTTGTTGGTTTCTCCAACGGGATTGCCATAGCCGGACAGAACAGCTTCGTCAGTCAGTTCCACAGCCTTCATGGCCTTCTTGACGGTCACTTCAGTGGTGGACGTGGCAAGCTTCACAGTCTCGGCGGCAATGCCTTCAGCAATGTCTTCCGCATCGCCAATGTAGGCGTACTGGGGAACAGTGATGGTGTTGCCGGGAATGCCAGCAAGGGTGGTGTCCACCTTGGCAAAGGGAGCAACGACAAGCTTGGCAGGAACCTTGGCAGAAATCATATCAGCCATTACCTGAGGATTGATGAGATCAGCGATCATAGTGGTCTGGTTAGCCATAATTCAACATTCCTTTCGTATTTAAGTCGATTTAGTTTTTGGTCAATTCCTTATAGGCTTCCGGATTCTCCTGATAAACTTTCAAGCGATCCTGATAGCCCATTTTCGCAAATGCTTCCTTTGTAATTGCGCCCGGATCTCCATCATTGTTCGGAAGCTTGTTTTCAATGATGTTCTTTTTGCCTTCGTTTTCAAACTGCGTTGGAAACTGCGTCTTCAGGCCAGCCAGTTTGTCATCCCAGCCCTTGATCTTGCCCTGTTCATCCAGCGCAAGCTCGCCTTTTTCCTTCAGCTTGAAAGTCAGATAGTCAACATCCATCGCTTTTGCTGCAAGCAATTCAACCTTGATGGCAGATTCCAGCTTGGTCTGTTCCAGTTCGGCCTGCAACTGGGCAACCTGCTGTTCATATGCCGTGATCTTCTGCTGCGTGTCCTCCTGCCCCTTGGTGGACTTCTTCAGCGTTTCAATCAGGGCATTTGCTTCATCAAGCTGCTTTGAAGTGCCTTCATGCTGTGTCTTCAGCTTGCCATAGCGGATATCAAGATTTTCTTCTGAAGCCGTATAAATCTTATTGGCTTTCATTTCATCCTGAATGGACTTGATCACATCTTCTTCAATGTTCTTCGCTTTGAGAATATCAAACAGAGTCATTTTCCAATTCCTTTCTACGCTTTTAACGTGGTTGCATCACAATTTGGAATAGATGTTTGCCATCGTCCCCGATGCATGTATGTAAAAAGGGAACGTGTTGCCACGCTCCCTTTTTAGCCTTTGGGAATCTTCAGTTTTTGTCCAACCTTGATCAGTGCATTGGATAGCCCGTTTGCGCTCTGAATCTGCCTGTACTTGTTTCCACTGCCAAGCAGTTTCTTTGCAATTTTCCACAGGCTATCCCCTTTTTTGACCGTGTATGTGGTGTAGGATTGTTCCTTTTGTGGGGCTTGTACTTGTTCCACCTTCGCCTGCTGCACCCCGTAATCAGGCCTTCCAAAGCCAGCAAGACGGTTATACGACAGGGAATAGGATTTCTTGCACACACCGCCGCCGTTGGAAATCACGCCACTTGCACCAGATGTGTTGCCCTCGACCGTGTATACTTTTGAGTTATCCACTTTGTACACAAGCCCGGTGTGGGCAATCTGGCTTTTGTCCTTACTGTAGAAGAAAATCTGATCGCCAATCTGTGGAGTGTCGTACAGTCTGCCTTTCTTCTGGTAGTATTCCCGGCTGTATCTGCACCCGGCTCCATAGTTGACTTTGTTGTTGGTAGGCTGGAATGTGATTGCCAGCGCGGCAGCTTTGCCAAATGCCTTATAGAAGCACCAGTCCACAAATACATCACACCATGCAGCACCCTTTTTGCTTCCGTTGTAGAAGTTTACGGCTGCAAGGTCACGGCTGTATTTGGTGTAGTTTTCATCGCCGGCATTGGATGTTTTGCTGTCCAGCTGGGCAAATGTTTCTTTTTCCAGGTAGCCTACTTCGGATAGAGCGATATCAAGAACTTTCTGTTTGTCATATGGCATCAAACTTCCGTCCCTTCAGTCGTTGTAGTAGTCGTTTTGTCACCATCAGTGGTTGTAGTAGTCTTATTCTTTGCGCTCTGAGTGCCATAATAAAAGGCAATCACAGTGGTGAATACGGTAAGAAACTGCTCACCGCTGATTACGTCTTTGACGCACAGCACACAGAACACAATGGTCATCAGCAGTGTTACAATGCTTTTCACTGACAGAAGTTTATCCAACCGTTCATTCATGTGTAAAAAAACCTCCTTTTTTTACATAAACTTATTGATTTTATGTTTTGTCGTGGTAAATATCGCATAAAATTACCACAAAATTCGCATAAAAAAAGCACCCTTGTCAGGTGCTTGTGGGAACTCCAATGGAATCATCCCCTTTCACGGCATCAAAAAAGCACCATGCTTCTGCA